TATGAATAAACTAGATGCTCGTCAAGAGCTTCTAGTAATTACAATGGAAGAATGTGGTGAGTTAATACAAGCTTGTTCCAAACTTCTACGAAGAAATGAATTGTATGGCGATACTATGGAAATAGCTAATCTTAAAAGTGAGATAGGCGATGTTATGTGTATGATTATGTTAATGGCAGAATGGGATGTAATATCTCACACAGAAATAGAAGACCGCATTGATGATAAACGTCAAAAATTATCTAAATGGTCACAACTTGTTGACCCAGATGAATTTAAAAATAACCCAGATGCACCTAAGTTGTAAATAAGGAGATATTGAATGGAACTGTTAACTGAATATGGACGAGAGCAATCAACCCCTGTAGCAAAAGTTAAAAGCTCTAAAGGGCCCAACAATAGTATATTGTTTGAAGTATTGTGGGGTGATATGCTTGTTGGTTCTTGCTCTTCAAAAGAAGAAGCTGAAGTTTTTGCAGAAAATTACACTTTAACTAAACAAGTAGGTAGAACTTAGTGGCATACAGCGACAAGGTGCTAGATCACTACGAAAATCCACGAAATGTGGGTAAGTTTGACCCAAGTGTTGATAATATTGGCACAGGAATGGTTGGCGCTCCAGCTTGTGGTGATGTAATGAAATTACAAATAAAAGTAGAATCTGGTATTATTGTTGATGCAAAATTTAAGACTTATGGGTGTGGTAGTGCTATCGCTTCAAGCTCCCTTCTTACAGAGTGGGTTAAGGGTAAAACCTTAGATGAGGCTTCAGTCATTAAGAATACTCAAATTGCAAATGAACTTGCCTTACCTCCTGTAAAAATTCATTGTTCAGTACTTGCAGAAGATGCAATTAAAGCTGCAATCGTAGATTACAGATCAAAAAAATGATAAGAACAATTATTAGTTTAGTTTTTAAAGTTATATCTCTATGTTTAATACTTTGCGTACTGCCAATTATACTTATATATGTGTGTATAATGGAAAAACGATTTGAAAAAAAATAACAACAAAGAAAAAACAGAGGCCCAAAAAGAATTTATCAAACTTTGGGGAGTTTTCAGAAATGTTGTAGTAAAACCAGCTGGAGTTCTTTTAGGTGAATGGGATATAAAAAATCAATGCAGAAAAAAGAAGTGATGAGAGATTGGTTTGCAATGTCAATGACAAAGTTTTTCCGTTTTATGGCAGACACATTCTTTGCCAAACGCTATGGACATAGAGCAATAGTGTTAGAAACTGTAGCAGGGGTGCCGGGCATGGTTGCTGGTATGTGGTTGCATTTTAAAAGTCTGCGAAAAATGAAAACTGGTTGGGGGCCTGACATTAGAGAAATGTTAGCAGAAGCAGAAAATGAACGAATGCATTTAATGTTTTTTATTACAATTGCTAAACCTAATATATTTGAAAGACTATTGGTTTTGTCTGCACAATTAATTTTTATGATATTTTATATAATTCTGTATATAGTAAGTTATAAGACAGCACACAGGATGATTGGTTACTTTGAAGAAGAAGCAGTAAAAAGTTATACGGATTACTTGGATATTGTAGAACGAGGTGAAGTAGAAAATGTTCCAGCACCGCAATTAGCAATAGATTATTATAAAATGAAGCCAGATGCAAAGTTAAGTGATCTAATTAAGAAAGTAAGAGCAGATGAACAACATCACAGCGAAATTAATCACAGATATGCAGATGGCGATACTTCTTACAAGAGAAAATGGACGTAGATAATCAATGCAGAAAAAAGAAGTGAGTAGTTATTGGAAAATCTGGTGTAAAGCACTAGGAAACAAAGCGTTTAGTGACAATAAAGATGCAGATAAAGTTGCATATATAAGAACATCTTGGGCATTACTTAACATTATAACTTGTATATGTATTATTGCTAATTGTATTCATCAATGGTAATTTATTTTTTAAAGGAGATATGTTATGTCGGAACACAATCCTTACAGTGGAAACTATCGTAGTTGGCGAGTGGGCATCCCGATGATGTTGCTAGAATATCCAGCACATCCTGAGTTATGTCACCGATCTATGGCTATCGTAGATAGTTATCTTATGAATTTAACTGGAAATATTCCTACAGGTGAACGAAGAAATTTTAACAAAAATAAAAAATGAAAAGGAAAAAATATGAATTATTATTATAAACATGCAATATCAGCGACAATGGTATTAGCTGTAGTCTTAGCACTACCATCAACAGCACAATCACTTGAAACATCAGCAAATATCACACTGACAACTGACTATAAATTTCGTGGGATTTCACAAAATGACACAGGCCCAGCACTACAAGGGGGATTTGATCTTGCCTTTGAGAATGGTATTTATGTGGGAACTTGGGGTTCAACAGTGGATTTTGAACTGACAGGAAATTCAAATCCTGCAATGGAACTAGACTACTATGTTGGTTATGGTGGCAGTATTACAGAAGCTCTTTCTTATGACATTGGTGTCATTTACTATGACTATCCAACTGCTGATGCTACTAATTTTTCTGGTGAAGGATACAACAAAGATCGTGACCTTGATTATGTAGAAGTATATGGAAGTGTTGGATACCAAGATTTAACTGTAGGTTATGCATTTTCTGATGACTACTGGCAAGAAACAGGTAAATTCAACTATTTTTATATTGATTACGACTTAGAACTTCGTGCTGGTTGGAGTTATAGTTTTCATGTTGGGTACAATGATTTCAGTAATTCTAGCACCGATAATGATGTTAATGATGCAAATGAAGCATTCTTATCTAATGGTGAAGATAACTACACAGACTACTCTATTACATTCACTAAATCTTTTTATGGTTTAGACCTTGCATTTAGTTTTGTCGATACTGACCTTGATGAAAAAGATTGTTGGGATACTGATTGGTGTGACAGCTCTGGAATTTTCTCAATAAGTAAAAGTTTATAATTACACACATACTCTTGACATTTACCCCTAAAGGTGGTATTATTACATAATGAAATTCTATACAAATATTCTTCAATGGGGTAATTCCCTACTGTTGCGTGAAGTAGTAAATGGCGAACGTGTCTGTCGTAAAGTCAGATATTCGCCAACACTTTATGCTCCTGTCAATTCTCCTACAGAGTGGAAAACACTAAAAGGACAGTATGTAACACCTATCCAACACAATACAATCAAAGAAGCAAAAGAGTGGGTTGAAAACTACAAGAACCAACCAGAATTGGTTCATGGTAGTACCATGTATTCCTATAACTATATTGCTGATGAGTATCCTAACAGAATAAACTATGATGTTGACCAGATACTTATTGTCACAATTGATATTGAAGTTGAATGTGAGAATGGATTTCCAAGTCCAGAAGAAGCTGTAGAACCACTTCTATCCATCACAGTAAAAAACCACCAGAGTAAAAAGTTTGTTGTTTGGGGTGTAGGTAAATTCCAGAATGACCGAGATGATGTGACCTATGTTGAATGTAGTGATGAACTACATCTAATCAAAGAGTTCCTTTCATTCTGGGAAAGCCATCAACCTGATATCATTACAGGTTGGAACACAGAGTTCTTTGATATTCCTTATCTATGCAATCGTATTGAAAAGTTGTGTGGAGAAGATGAGGTCAAACGACTATCGCCTTGGAGAAGTGTATTCTCTAGAGAAGTGTTTAAGATGGGTCGTAAGCATCAGGTGTTTGATATACAGGGTGTTTCTCACTTAGACTACTTTGACCTCTATCGTAAGTTTACCTATACTGCACAAGAGTCATATCGACTTGACCACATTGCATTTGTTGAACTAGGTGATCGTAAGGACGGCAATCCTTATGAAACATTTAGTGAGTGGTATCAAAAAGACTTTCAATCGTTTATCGAATACAACATCATGGATGTGGAAATCGTTGATCGACTTGAAGACAAGATGAAACTCATTGAACTTTTATTGACTATGGCTTATGATGCAAAGGTCAACTACATGGATGTACTAGGTTCTACCAAGTATTGGGATATTCTCATTTACAACTATCTGCGTGAAAAGAATATTGTCATTCCACAAAAGAAACACAATTCTAAAGCAGAAAAGTTTGAAGGGGCGTATGTAAAAGACCCACAGGTCGGTATGCACAAATGGGTTATGTCATTTGACCTTAACTCATTGTATCCACATTTAATTATGCAATACAACATATCTACTGAAACTCTTGTTGCACAAGAAAAAGTTCCAAACATGTCTGTAGATAAACTACTCAACAAAGAAGTGGATACTTCTATTCTCAAAGGAGTGACACTGACACCAAATGGTGCTTTGTTTAAGACAAACAAACAAGGCTTCCTTCCAGAACTTATGCAGTCGATGTATAATGATAGGTCAAAATTCAAAAAACTTATGTTAGAGGCACAACAAGATTATGAAAACACTAAAGACCCCAAACTACTCAAAGATATATCAAAGTATAACAACATTCAGATGGCCAAGAAGATATCACTTAACAGTGTCTATGGTGCAATCGGGAATGCATACTTTCGCTACTATGACCTTCTGGTTGCTGAAGCAATTACTACAAGTGGTCAGCTTGCTATTCGTTGGATTGAGCGTGCTGTTAATCAATATCTTAATAAGTTGCTTAAGACTGATAACAAAGACTACGTTATTGCAAGTGATACGGACTCGGTGTACGTTGTTTTTGACGAACTTGTTAATAAGGTCTATCCAGACGGAGAAAAGACTGAAAAAATTGTGTCCTTCCTTGACTCTGTGGCTCGAGATAAAATTGAACCATTTATGGACAAGTGTTATACGGACTTGCATCAATATGTAAACAGTTACGAACAAAAGATGCAGATGGCCCGAGAAGTCATCGCTGACAAGGGTATATGGACTGCTAAGAAGCGTTATGTGTTGAACGTACACAATAGTGAGGGTGTTCAATATAAACAAGCTAAACTCAAAGTAATGGGATTAGAGGTTGTAAAGTCATCTACTCCTGCACCTGTTCGTGCAAAACTTAGAGAGGCTCTGTCCATCATTATGAATGGGAACGAGAAAGAACTCAATACATTCATACAAACATTCCGAGAGGATTTTATGAACCTTTCTCCAGAGGAGATTGCATATCCACGATCAGTCAATGGACTAGATAAGTTTAGTGACGCAAATCAAATGTTTGCAAAAGGCGCTCCTATACATTGTAAGGGTGCCATACTATACAATCATCTTATCAGAAAGAATAAACTAGGTCGTAAGTATCCTTACATACAAGAAGGTGATAAGATTAAGTTTATCAATCTAAAACAACCTAATCTATATCAATGTAGTGCGTTCTCATTTATCACAAACCTACCCAAAGAGCTAGACTTACACAAGATGGTTGATTACGATACACAGTTTGAGAAGTCATTCATTGATCCCCTGAATGTTATTGTATCCACCATAGGTTGGTTAGTAGATAAAAGTTATGGAACACAAGGATCTTTAGAGGACTTTTTCTCTTGAGTAATATCTCCAAGAATAATCGAGTTCGCGGGCTGAAAACACTTATACACAAGGAGAAGTAATATGAGTAGCATAACAGGTGAATATCGTTGTACTGAGTGCGGTTCAGAGAACTGCCATAAAGAAGAATTCAATGATGATGAGAGTGGTCATATCATAAGTTGTAATGACTGTGGATATTGTGATGTATACAGGGAGGATAGCGTCAGTGGTAAGGTTATTGAGGAGTACCAAGGCTATGACTACTAGACTAATGTTAGTGCTTACTCTGTAATTCCCACTATTACCCACTTTGCGGAATATAATTAAAAAGGCTCATATAAACATAGAGTTGATGTGATTAGTGTCTGTTACTTATCAGTTTTATTTTCACATACACGCAGAATATCTCAGAAAACCTCAGAATAATCAATTAATTTCATTTATTTAGCATAAAGCCCTTGACACTATCTCTGAGCTATGTTATAATAGCTTTGTAATGAGATAAGAGAGCATAGAATATGAATATGAACATTTGGGTTGATTCTGAGAACTATATGGGTAGAGGTATTGCAGGAGAGTATGCCTCAGAGGTAGAATCTATACCCGGCCCAGAGAATAAGATGGTACTACCCTGTACTACATGTCCTAACTACGATGATTGTGCTACTACAGGTAAGGAATGCTCTGCGTTTCGCTCTTGGTGTGCATCAGGTACTTATGATGTCGTAAAGATTATGAAATTATTGAAATAATGCTAAATAAGCCTTGACATTGCTTCCTAGTAGTGTTATAATGGTTATATAGAATTGAGAAGAGAGAGAAATATGACGTTAGAAATAGGTGTAGTTTCAAACATGTTTAGAGGTGTTGATATAACAAAGATGACCATTGGTCAGCGTTTAGTCTTATCTACACCATCTTCATCATCACCTATAGGTGTTGCAACAGTCGAGTGCATTCGATTAACTAATGAGTATTATACTGTGGAGAGTGTGTAATGAAGATTAAAGCTGCAATGAATATGTTAAATAAATTAAATGATTATAGGTCGCCTGCTGATGAACAGTCAGTTTGGAAAGGAGTTCCCATGAAATACTTACCCCTAATAAAGAAACACTTTAGAGGTGAATTCAGGTTTAGACCGAGAGGTGGTACATATAGAAACACTAGACACAGTTGTACAATGACTGACGCTACTTCGTTCGCAGTATACAGTCTAATGCCAGAAACCCATAGAATGAGAGGGTTGGCGTAATGAAGATTAAAGCTGCAATGACTATTTTAAATAAAGAATGTGAGTTTCTTGGAATGAACTATTCCAGTGGCTTGAAACCATTTGATGAACTTATAAGCGATATAGAGCTGAACAAAGAGTCGTATCCTTTAAAGACTATTGAAGCTTACAATGTCTATGAGAAATCTCTAGAGGGATTTAGAGTACGCGCTGATCATCCACTGAGAGGATAATTAATGAAAACAATGACTGCATTTAAATACTTAGTTGCACAAAGTAAGAAAAAGAAACAAACTCTGAATGAATACCTATATGACTTAGAGTTCATTATGATGCAACATCAATACATGATGGATGATAAACTGATAGAAGCTTATACTACTTGGAAGGAGCGTGCATAATGAAATTAGGTAAAGCACAAGAACTGTATGATGAACTTATGAAACTTGAATCAAAGTTGCGAGATATACGATATGGTTCAGATTATTTAAATCGGGATACAAGTGTATGGACTCTATCAGCTGAAGCTATACAGCTGAAGTCTAAGCTTGAAGACTTTCAATTAGAGTTAGAATTGACATTAGATGATGTTCGTGATGTATTACGACCAAGTATTGAAGCAGACATAGCGGCTACACTTCCTGACAATGAGTTAGATGAGCTAGATGAATCAAGAGCTCTTGATGCAATGGCGGCTACTATCACGGCCACCTCTGAAACGCCCGTAGATACTGACTCTCAGCAGATTGATATTAATCTCAGTGGAGATGTGGCGATTACACGAGATCCTTATGATGTTTTTATACGATAGGCCCTTGACAAACCTTTAACACTATGTTATAATGGTTATAT